TGCTTGATAACCCTACGGATACTGAAGTTGAACATCCCTTCGGCAGTCATAGACTTAGTAGATTTCTTACCATCCTTTATCACAGTAGTAGACCATACTACGTAGTCATTATGTTTGCCGCCGCCCTTTAGTACTAAGAGCCTAGCTTGCTCGTTCCCCGTAGCCTTTAGGAACTTACGTTCCTGCTGACTAACACCCTTAGCCTCAGTGGAAGGCCGCCTAGTCTTAAGCCACTTGATCCACTTAGTCTTATACTCATCCAGTGCCTTAGCAAATCCAGATAAATCATCTACGTTATACGTAGAGTAGTGACCCATCCCACTTAGCTTGTGCTGCCTACCCTTAGCATGTATCTTAGCGTAGAACTCATCATCACAATCACTACAGTAGATAGTACCATGTAGCATCTTCATCAGCTTAGGTTCTTTCTTAGGTGCTCTACCCATAAGGGGCGTAGCTTTCTTATGTTCGGCGCAGCTATTAAGTCTACGTTCTCCGTAGGGACTACCGATTACTCGACAGCCACAACGTAGTACCGTAGGACTACTTACTTCGTTTACAATCCCTACGTTAGCCATATTAAACTCTCCTTTTCGGCTCGGTGTAGATGACTTGGCAGTTGGATACCACCTTAGGTGGTAGTTCCTACCATGTACCTTCAAATCCAGTCTACAAACTACTACTCCCAACACTTAAGGTAGTGGTCATGTAGATTACATATCTCCTGTTCACAGTAGTAGTCATTAAGTATTAGTTCCTCCTCTCTAGGCTTAGTCAACGCCTCTACTCTACTACAGTACCGTAGTGCATCTTCATGCTCCCTCTCTAAGTCTACGCTACCGCTGTTCACAATCATTACCTTAGCCATGCTGCTCTCCTTAGTGGCTACTGCCGAGATCCAGTTTGGAAATCGAGCTGTTCACCTAGTATGGCATATCCGAACCAAAAAATCAAGGGGTACTAAGTATCGTAGGCTACTACTAGGTACTACATTTAACTAGATGAGTTTGCTACGGCATACTACTACCAGTTAGACCACTAAGTACTACACTAAATCCCCTAGTTAGTACCCCCTAAGTATGTAAAGTAATATAAAATAAACACTAAGTCCTACGCATAGCGATAAATGCTAAGCATTTACTATGATTTCCAGGCTAAGTCATGCGATTGTAACGTAGATGTAACCAAATTGTAACCACTACGTAACATAACTGTAACATAAGGCTTGACATACTACGTATAATGTACTATACTAGGGTGGTAGGGTGGGATCAACCTACGTACTAAGCAGCACACCACTAAGTCGTAGTAGTATTATTATTATTATATTATTATTATATATTATATATACTATTACTATAGTTTATTACTATAGTTTTTTTACTATAGTTGTCACTATAGTACGCGGGCCGCCCAGCCGGTGAGGGTAAGTAAAATTTTTTATGTATGTATGTATTGAATTAGAACGTATGTTCTAATTTAGAACAGATGTGCTAAAGAAGTAGAACATATGTACGGATAAGGAGTTGGGGCTAAGCCCCTCCTCCTCCAGTACTCTTGCTCTTCGGGTGTTAGGTCGTCCCATGTCTTATCCATAGTACTCCTGTATTCCTACGTAGTCTTCTCTGTCTGGATTGAACCCCCATTTGGTTCCTCTGAATGTCTCCACTATCCACCATGTCCAGTAGCTCAGAGGGTAGCTCCCCTCCTCCTCCAGTTGCCTCTGAACTTCATCTGCGTAGTCGCTTGCCATCTTGAGGAGTCCCTCCACTCCTAACTCCTCCTGCTCTGCTAGTGTGAGTCTGGTCCTGACGTTATTCGCGTCCTTGCTCCAATCACTCATTGACTCGTATGCTTCGGCTAATGTGTAGGCCACATTACACCTCCCTTCTGTTGGCTTGCTGGCGTAGGTAGTATCTGTACCCTTTGCCATTCATCGTGGGCCTTGCTACCGGTCCCGCTGGCTCTGCGTGGTAGCCCTTGTCTAGCTGTGGTGCTAGTTCTTCGGCCTCCTCACTCAGCGTCTTAATAATTATTTCTGCCATTCGCTCATAGTAATCCATCTTGTCCTACTCTCCGAGGGTGAGGGGCGGCGGTTAGCGGACCGCCCCCCGTTCCCCTCTAGGCTAGGAGCTTCTTAAGCTCTGCCTTCTGTTTGGCAGTGAGTCCACTCACTACACTCACCAAGTCTGCCGAATTTTTCGGAGCTTTGGTCTTGGGTTGCTTAGCTTCCCAAGCTGCGAGCAGATCCAACTCTGCCCATTTTACTTTCCGAACTAGGTCTCCATCTCGTTCGGTCAGTGGTGTTCCGGTCATCACGCCATCAATGACGCGATGAAGCTCGATTGAGTTAGCGACCTTAAAAGTGCCGACTAACTCCCAAGTGATCGCCGCACCTGTTCCGGATTGTGCGATAACTTTTGAGGCTTTTGTAATTATATTCATCTTGAACCCTTCTCCGTTTGTTTTAATTACTAACCTTATAAAAAAATTATCTCATGGAATTCCGAGAAGTCAATCCCTAAAATTGAGAATCGAGCGCAATAATTGAGAATAAATGAATTGAGTAGGTTTGAGTAGGTTTGAGTAGGTTCGGGCTTTTTGGTCTTGACACTAAGCGCAAGAGGTGACCTCAGTACCTGAGTAAATTGGTCAGGTATTTTGCTGGTAGTTAGTGTACAAAGTACGCAAAGTAAATCTGTCAAGTGCAAAACCTACCTAATTCTAACATAGAACATCTGTGCTAAAGTAGAACATATATTCTATACAATTCTATCATAATAGAACATATGTTCTGTTGACAGCATGTCCAAACTCAGCTAGGGCGGGTGCAAGGGGTTTACGGAGGGTACCGGAGGAAATGGGTTAGACTAGAAAATGGGTAGCTCGGCAAATAGACAAATGTCAGTTTTTTCTATTACTGGTATAAATGTGCCACTAGTTAGTCTTCATATACCTATAGATAAGGAAATGGAGGAACATGAGTAGCCCTACAACAACTAAGGTTTCTTTTACCATTAACTACATTATAGCACATGTGCTTCCTTTAATTGCTTGTCTCGTATTGACAACATTAGGTGTACCCGCATTGACTTGTGATGTCTCCATGGAATGTAGTAATCTGGCATGAAGTCTCTCCAGTGGGCTTCGCTGGAATCTCTGGACTCATCTGCGGTAATGGCTCCTTGATTAGTGGAGGGGTTGGTCCCCATATGGACCATCTCGAATCCAAGGCGTTTAAGAAGATCAAACTCATTAGGGTAACGCATGTCGTCAATACAAAGATTGTGATGTGGGTCGAAAGAGTCGATATGATCTCCCATTTTGTCCACCCAAAAATTAGCGTCTTTGTCTCGCATCCGATTTCCGCAAAATTGTAATAATTGTCGCCACTGGTATTTTTTCGGTACATGAACCAAATCTTTCATAGGTATTTCAAAAGTCTCACTTACGCATTCGCGTAGTGGGTCTGCAAAGCTTATCACAGTTCCCCCATAAAGCGCAGCTACGCTATTAGACATAGTAGTCTTACCACATCCAGGGGAACCAAAAAAAGCTAATCTCATTAGTTTGGTAGCGGGGGCAGGAATCGAACCTACGCGCTTCAGACAATGAACCTGACGAGCTGCCACTGCTCCACCCCGCGTCGCTCCTAGCCTTGCATCATTCGTGCGTAGTCAGTCCACGCTCTAGCCATCTCAGGGGTACCATCGTTCTTTAAACCTCTGCTTGCTAAGTAGTTTTCCCACGCTTCTTTACCAGCTGCGGTGGCCTTCTCGTATAAAGCGGCCTTTTCTGCCTCATGCTCTTCTACAGTTTTAAAAGGCTCTAATCCTAGTCGGACTCGTTCGTCAGCATCATATACATCCCATGTAGGTCGGGCGGCTTTCCAGCTGTCGTAACTTGCTCGGTCTTTTATTCGTGTGACTCCGTATCCGAGAGTGGAGTCAAAGCGCATCTGCCATTCAGGGAAGACCATCTGCTCCCATCCATCCTCATCTACCTCAGCGTCCATTACTCGTCCTGTGCTATCATACTCAAACAACACTACACCGTCTTCTTCTATTTCTTTCATTAGTCAAAAATCTCCTCAATCAAATCTAACCTGTATTCATTTGTTTCACTAGTTATTACTACTCTTACTAGTGCTTCTTCAATATATACTACATGGTCTTGTAACTCCCTAATCTGTCTATTTACTTTTTCAAGTGCTATTTCATTCGACTGTATTGTAACACGTAATGTAGTTATATACGCAGTAGAGACTACAGTTGTAATAAAAAGTAGAAGCACTGCTCCTATTAGTAATACTCTATTTATCATTTCTATCGGTTCTAGCTGTTACCTCAGAGCTAAATGCTTCAAAGAGTTTACCTAATCCCATAGACACAGGTAGCGAAAGCACCGCCAGGGCCGTGAGCAATCCTTCAATTTGATCGAGAGTTTCTGGATTTTCAGAAGCTGACCATATGATTCGTGCACCTAGTGCAAGCCACACCATCACTACAGGTATAAAAATTATGCCTGTTAAAAGCTGAATCCCGGTAATAGTAGTTCCCTCAGCACGAGGGGGAACCGGCTCTTGTGGAGGAGCTTGGACGGGGGTTTCTTCTTCATTCATAGTCTTTGCTCCATTTCATTATATTTGAACAATGAGGCCAGACATCCCATCCATCTAGTTTCCATATTTTATGGGCTGCTTCCATGTTTCCTTCTATATCATATATATTGTGCCACTCAGTAATCCAATAGTATTCTTGAGGGTTTATACGAAAGATTCCTACTTTCTCATCATTACGTTTTAGTGTTAGTGGAGTTGTTGAACCACTTTCGTGTAGACAGTTTACAAATCTCCATAACTCATTTGTTTCTTCTTTAACCTTACTTAACCCATGCCATTCCCAGTAACCGCGCCATGCTGAATTACTTAGATGTATATTAAAATCCCACCTAGTTAGTACAACGACAGGTTGAAGTGGAACCACCTCCACATGTACAAACGGCATTTCCCGTTGCGCAACAGGCGTAGGACGAAAACCATGCGTCTCCACCGTCGCGCTCAATACTGGAGTGGGGCTGGGGTACTTCTGTTGATAAGCTGCGAATGGCGCGTCTACGACGTTCGGAAGCAGTGCGAATAGGCTCAAAACACCCGCAGTTACAAGTAGCCATCTAATCCTCCTATTGAACGGTAATCGGTGCCTCATAGTTATTACTTGCCGTCATTGATTGTATCAGTGTAGTTGCATCAATTATGAAACTTGGAGCATCAATGCCTGTTCCATTACCAATTTTACTATTCTGAATTGTTAAAGTGCCAATCTCCATATGGTCGAGATTAATCCCTCCACCAAAAGCGGAGATGTTACTAAGTGTAAGTGAACGGCAAAAGCTGTCTGCAGTCGCGGTACTAATGATAATCTTGTCGAAGGAACCACTGGTCACCCCCGGAATTTTTACAGCGCCACGAGTAGAAGTTACTGTGATGTCTTTTGGAGTAGAGGATAGAGTTGGACCAATAGAAAGACCATCAGCCTTTACATTAGTAATAATTAACTCGTATACTTTCGTTGCAGCTAAGTTAAAGGTAGTTGCTTCTACATTGTCAATAAGCACAGTATCACATGCAAGTACATGGTCAGCAGTACCTATTACCTGAATTGCATCTGTTAGCCCAGCAGCTTTACCAATCTCTAGACCAGAGATAGTAATGTCTGCGGCTCGTGCACCAGATATATTAAGTTGAAGGGTGTGTGTTTGAATCTCTCGAACGTCAGCGGGTGTGTTATCAGCGAATACCCACTCATCCCCTACTTGTAGGGTTCGGTCTGCAGGAACTCTAGCTGCGTTATAGTTTGCAGGTTCAGGCCATATCGGAGCTGCATTGAGTCCTTTGATAGCCGTACCAATTGCAAATGCAGTAACGGCAACACCGATGACTAATCCAAGTGTGCCAACTTTCCAAACACCACCTATAATTCGAGTACCTTTTAAGCTTGCAACTTTGATATCAGGAACCTTTCCTACATTCATAATGTTTGGCATACTAGCATTTATGCTAGGTGTGCGCCATTCTCGGTTTTTAAACTGAATCTTCGGCAATCGTACATTAGGAATTGCAAAAAGTCTTTTAAAAAAACTTGGCTTCTTCTCGTTTTGTTCATCCATTAACTTCCCCTCTAGTCGTCATAATCTCCGTATTGTCTGTTATCTCCATAACCAGATTTTCCCATATCTTCTAATACTTTATTGAAGCCCATGTGATCTGACATTATAGTTCGCATTTCATTTTCAATAAGCGCGTTTCTAGTTTTCAAGTCAGCTAGCTCATCTTCGATTTCTTCAATGGCTTCCTCAAGATCAGATGAGTCAAACTCTTTCCCTACTGTGTACATCCTAGCCATTTCCTGAGTCATGGCAATCTTGTCCTTGAGTGCTTCGATATCATTTTGTAACACTGCGACATCAACAGTGGTTTTTTCTTCCTGGATAACATCAACGGTAGTACTAAGGTTTCCAACTGTTGAGTCCAATTGGGCGACATACCAAATTATTCCAAAGGCTTGTGCAATTATGGCAATTACGATACCAATAGATAACTTTATGTTACTAAAGTCCATTACACCTACTTCTTCTTACCTTTCTTTGCTTGTCCCATCTTAACTGTACGGTCAAAAGCGTCTGCTCTCATACGAGCAATCTTCTCAGTAGAATTACTTCTCATTCCATCAATTCTACTGGACATTCTTGCTAGTTCTTTTGCTCGCATATCAGTGATATGTGCGTCCTGTGCTTTTCGTTGTTCTGAAGTTTCAGACATAGATATACCCTCCGATTCAATGCGGTACTTGTCCATTTACATTATAACAAATTAAGGGGTTCTTGTCAAGAGATAGCGCGCTTTACGTTCAGCTGCTTTAGTTTGTTCTTTGGAACCTGTAGGAGCGTAATCTAATACGTAGTGAGGAAGAGCTGAGGCTCTACCCATTACCGATTCACATCCTTTGAATTCATCTAAGTATCTATATCGAGCACACATAAGACAAACAATGCGGTTTTCCGCATGTATTGAGAACATTCCTTGATTATTGTAACTCATATGTCCGGGCTCAAAAACGAGGCGGCCTTCACAATTTGGACAAATATTTTCTTTCATGAACACTACTATACCATATTCTGTTTCATAAAAGCTGGTTCAAAGTTTGATACAAGTTCACCTTCAGTGTTAGGAGGTGCTCCTCCGGTTGGTCGGTCTAATTCAGCGTTTCCTATGCCACCTTGATTTGGAAAATATTGATCCAAGAACCTTCTCTCTATATCATCTTCCCAATTAAGATTTGTTATAGGATCTGTTTCATCAAACGCACCCATAGGTGAACCGAATTCTTGTCCTGTAGGGTACCGTGGAATATTTGGTCGTGGACTACTCATATCAACAGGAACCCAAAACCCACCTTCAGGTGCTTGTACCATGTCTCTATCCCCTAAAAATCTAGACTTTCCTAAAGAGACAGCACCTGTTTCATCTTGTCTGCCTTCAAGTCCTTGAAGCTCAATTGGAATTTCATTATCTGGATTTTCACTTGCTTCAACGATAGTAGGCCCTTCTGTCGCTTCCCAAAGTGGTCCTACTTCTTTTTCTCTTATTCTTATGTCCCTATACTCATTATTTTTACCATCATATCCGGGAAACTTTAGAGAGTTAAACCACGTAGCCATTGAGGTCCAAGCAGAACTCATGAGTGGCTTACCTTCTGCATCTACGTTTGTTCCATCTGGTCCTGAGCCATCCCAACCATGTCGCGCAAATATGTGTTCAAATGCAAATTGAGCATTTAGAACAGGGTCCATAATTAATTCGATTTCTCTTTCGCTAAGTACTGGTATAGATCTATTTACGTCTGCTTGTTCTTCTTCAGATTTATATTTATCATAGTAGTATTCTGGCTCTGTAAAGTCTGGGTCAACATTATCTAGTAAACCTTCGTTTCTTAGAAATTGTTTTATCTCTTCACTCCAGAAGATAGGATTAATTTGAAACAACCCATAAGAAGCTGTTCTTGGTTTATAATCCACTTGGTCGTCTTCTGAAGTAACATCTGGTCTAAAAGATGTTTCAAAAAAGATAGTTCTAAAAGCATTATGTAAGTGCTTAGGAGGCCATCCAGCATCTAGTAGAACATTTACTGTTTGTTGTGGTGTAAGTTTCTTTTCACTACTTTTGGGCATTAAGCTTATTTTACTCTACTTTAATGAATTTGTCAACATCCTCTATTTTAGGTAGCTTAACTTCATCTAGCCACTGAGTCATATTCATTTTGTTATGCTCATTCATATAAGCCATCCCATACAATAAAGCAGCTTCAAAGGTATCTCTGTAAGATTCTCCCATAAGCTCAGACATTGTACTTAATAACATTGAAGTTGAACGATGTATGTGAACTCTTTTATGTACCATATCCTTATAATTAATTCTAGGCATTGACAGTACTCCAATCTTGTGTTACCATGAAAGTATACCATAACCGGCACACTTATGCAAATGGGGTAAAAATGCCAGCTAATTCGTTACTTGCATTAACTCAGATGATGGATGGCGATACAGATCTCGATCACTCTGAAATGAACATAGAATCTTTAATAACACCTAATCCCCTTATAGGAGCAGGTGGTTTAATAGAATCTCTAAATGCAAATCAAGAACAATTTCTCGTAGGTAAATTATATGGGCTATCTGATAAACAGGCAGCTGAAGCATCTAGTATATCTCCTGCAACAGCCTACTCATGGAAACAACAGAACAAGGACTTTCGTATTGTATATGAGAAGGTTACTACACAACCTGTAATCATGGCTGCAGAAGTAACTGCATTTGGTTTAGCCAAAGCAATACACAAACTTGTACTTATGTTAGACCATACAAATGTACGTGTAGTACAATATGCAATAGATCGTCTAATTGATCTAGGTGGAGTAAATAAGAGTCGAGTGGAGGTAACACATAAGAGTGGTAACACAGGCGACCTCGATGACATCCTCGAAAGACTTGAAGAACGACGAACTGAGTCAGAAGGAACAGCTGGAGGAGATTCTCAAGTGTAAAGAGGATATTGTATATTTTCTTGAAACATATTGTGAAATCAACGACCCGCAAACTTTTGAAACATTTGCGTTTAAACTTTGGGACTTTCAGAAAGAATTACTAAACACTTTCCAAGAGAGTGATAGAGTAATTGTGCTTAAAGGAAGACAGTTAGGTGTATCTTGGTGTGCATCTTCCTATGCATTACATAAAGCTCTCTTCTTTAATAACGCAAACGTACTTATGCTATCTAAACGAGAGGATGAAGCACAGAAGCTTCTTCTGAAAGTAAAGTTCCAATACTCTCGATTACCCCAGTGGATACGCAAATGGCGACCATTAATCAACGATAATAAAAAAGAAATAGAATTTGAGCAACGTAATACTAAGGGGAACGTAACACACCATTCTTCTGTATTTGCACTACCCGCTACTGAAGATGCGGGACGCTCTGAAACTGCATCTGTTGTTATTGCAGATGAGTGGGCGTTCCATCCACATGCTGAAAAAAACTGGGCTGCCCTATCACCAACGATTGATGCGGGTGGACAGTTCATTGGGGTAAGCACTGCAAATGGGTTAGGGAATTTCTACTATAAAATGTGGAAGGGTGCAGAAGCAAACGAGAATGGGTTCAAAGGCGTGTTCCTCCCATATCATTTAAGACCGGGAAGAGATGAGGAGTGGTACGAAGAGAAGAAGTCTAGTTATACAGATGATAAGCTTTTTCAACAAGAATATCCTTCCAGCCCTTTGGAATCTTTTATTACTACAGGGGGTTGCATTTTTGACCTAGATGGGTTACAATATATAGCAGAGACACATTGTAGAGACCCTCTAACTGTAGGTGAAGTTTTTAGTAGAAACGGATACTTACATGACTTACAAAGGGATTGGCCTGAACTAAAAATTTGGACAATACCACGAGTAGGTCAAGGTTTTATAGTTGGAGCAGACCCTGCAGGTGGTGAACCTAACGGAGACCTTTCAGTG